GTTGTATGATATATCTTAATAAAGGGCAAACGAATACTATTATATTCACACTCAAGGAAAAGCAGACATTAGCTTCTCCTAATTATTTATTTGTATTTACGCATAGGGGTAGCAATATCGTGCGTAGCTTTGTTTTATTACAAGCGGCAAATATCTCGGCTCACAAAGAGCGATACGATGAATTTTCCGTAACTACGAATACTTATTTCCAAGGCTATGATTCTGGGGAATGGGAGTATGCTATTTATGAGCAAACCTCTACAACGAATACAAACCCAGCCAATGCGACTACGTTATTGGAGACGGGCATAATGAGATTAAATGAGGCTACTTCCTTTAACTACACTACGTATCAACCAAATAACACATTTATAGTACGATGATGGATAATATTATCATATTGAACTTTGCAGAGGCAAAGCAGCCTGAGTATAGAGAAAAGAAAGGGCAAGGGTATATCGAATTTGGCGAAAAGAACGATTACCCTAATTACCTTTTGGATTTATACAATAAAAGTGCGAAGCACAATGCTATTGTACGCGGTAAGGTAAACTACATTACTGGCAATGGTTGGGCATCTAAAGAAGATGATGCTACGGCTGAAACCTTTATTAACAGACCTAATCCGTATGAGAATCTAAACGATTTAACTCGTAAGGTATCTATTGATATTGAGGTTTTCGGTGGTGCGTACTTAGAGATTATCTGGTCACAAATTGGCGGTAAGATTGCAAGTATTTCTCATATAGATTATACCAAACTGCGTTCTACAAAAGACAATACGCAATTTTTCTATAAAAGTAATTGGCAAGATAGAAAAGAGGAAATCGAAGTAATTCCTGCTTACAATACAGGGAATAAAGTAGGCAAGCAGATTCTTTATGTTAAGGAATATCGCCCCGGATTAGATACATATGCTTTGCCTTCTTACATTGGTGCGTTGAATTATATTGAAAGTGATGTAGAGGTTTCTCGCCACGTTTTAGGTAATGCACAAACAGGGTTTTCTGCAAGTAAACTTATTACCCTTCCAAATGGCGAGCCTTCGCCCGATGAGAAAAGAAATATCGAAAGAAGATTTACCGATAGGTTTTCGGGTAGTGATGGAAAGAAGTTTATACTTTCTTTTGTTAGTGATATAGCTAAAAAGCCAGCCGTTGAGGATTTAGGTGCTTCAGATTTGACTAAAGAAGATTTCAATCAAGTGGATGGTATGATTCAGCAAAACATTTTTGCGGGTCATCAGATTACCACTCCTTCTTTGTTTGGTATTTTGGTTGAAGGTTCTTTGGGTACTCGTAGTGAGATTCGTGATGGCTACGAAGTGTTCAAGAATACATATGTAAACGACAAGCAACAATTCTTAGAAAGTTTGTTTAACAAGTTAGCTAAGATTAATGGTGTTAGTTCGGATTTGTATATCAAGCCTGTTGAACCAATAGGATTCGAGTTTAGCGAGGCGGTGATTGCTGCTAACGCACCGAAAGAGTGGATTCTTGAAAAGATTGGCATTGACCCTACGCAATATACAAATGTTACTACACCAGAGCCTACGCAAGCAATGGTAAACGAGCATCTGAAAGGTATGAAGGGTAGGGAATGGCAGAACTTTCAAAGGATTATTCGCGAGTTTAATAAAGGAAAAATCACAAGAGAGCAAGCTATATCAATGTTAAAGCAAGGGTATGGATTGGATGATGATGCCGTTAATACTTGGCTTGGCGATGATTCTTATGAGCAACGATTCGATGATATAGATAGTACGTTGAATGTGTTTGCTCAATTTGGCGAAGATTCCGATAGCTATAAGGTAGTGTCGCGTAGAAAGGTGTTTGTAGGCGATTTAGAGGCGCAAGAATTGGCTTTTAGAGATGAAGTGGTGGATGATACCTTAGATAAGAAAATCCTTGATACAATCGCTAAAAACAAACGTATTCCACCAGCCGATATTGCCAAGGCTTTAGAGGTTGAAGAAGCCGATGTTTTGAATAGAATAAATAAATTGGTTGCGCTTGATATTTTGAGTTACGATGCGGAAACAAAGGTCAGCAAGTTATTGAAGCCTTTGAATAAAGTTATTGATGAGCCTGTAAAGACAACCTTTTTAGTTCGGTATGAATATTCGTGGGATTATTTGAGAACCGATGCTGAAGATAGAAACATTAAGACATCACGACCTTTTTGCCAAAAGCTAATGGGTATGAATAAGGTTTATACTCGTGGCGAGATTGAGCAAATCTCTGCAAGATTAGGGTATGATGTTTTTGCTCGTGCTGGCGGTTGGTGGACAATCCCCGATACTGGAATACACTCCCCTAAATGCAGGCACACTTGGAACGCAGTAGTAGTTATTAAAAAATAAACGATGAGTAGAAATATATTATTTATCTCGGTTGATACAATAAAAGATAGAACAGGATTGCACTTTAACACCGATGAAAAGTTAGTGAATCCAGAGATTTTAACGGCTCAAGATATGTATATCCTTCCCGCTTTGGGAACGGCTTTATATGAAAGGTTGCAAGATGGGATTCAAAACAATAATCTAACGCAAACAGAAAGCAACCTATTAGATACATACATTACCCCTACGTTGGTTTATTATGTGATGAGTGAACTTCCAATGGGGTTGAGTTATCAGTTTTACAACAAAGGATTGATTAGGAAATCAGGCGAAGGGCAAGAAAATCCAAGTGCTGCGGAATTGATTGATGTAGCCGATAGATATAAGACAAGAGCCGAGTTCTACAAACAAAGATTAGTAAAATATCTTTTAGATAGAAGTGGTTTTAATACGTTCCCAGAATACAATAATCCCGGTTCTACGTACGATACAATCGTTCCCGAAAGACAAGCCTATACTACTTCAATTTGGTTGGGCGATGATGATAATTGCAAGGGAATGTCTTTTGAAGAAAAATATCAAGGTAACATAAATCGTTGCTGTGGCGAATAAGACCTATTCATTAAAAAATCAAAAGAAGCTAAAAATCTTCTTACAAAAACAAGAGAATGACCTTAAACCAAATAGTAACCACGATAACAAATGTGGCGAACGCACACGAGCAGATAAAAAGTGTGTACTTCGGAGACCTAAGTGATTACCTATCGAGAGGTACGGAAAATATCTATCCTTCGTTGTTTTTTGATTTAACAGGTGGAAACATACAAGAGAAAAGTGTTGTCTTGAATTTTTCGTTGTATTTCTTTGATAGAATGTTACCAGAAGATACCAACGAGACCGAGGTATTGAGCGACCAATTAGAAATCTGCCAAGACATTATTGCGCAGTTAAGGTATAATAACTTTGAGTTTGATGAAGGCTTGAGTGCTACCTTGAATTTCTTTACCGAAGATACTCCCGATTTATTGGCAGGTGTTCGAGCCGATATTACAATAGATTTACCCTATACGGCAAATAGATGTGTTGTGCCGACAACATTCCAATATCCCGCTTAATTCTATATATTAAAAAGTTACAATGGCTAATAAAAAGATATCCGAACTTTCAACGCGAACCCCAAGTTTAAGTGATTTAATGTTAGTGGGAGACCCTTCATCGGGTTATTCCTATAAGTGTACTATTACTTCGTTAGCGACTATCATTGAAACCGACATCGCGGATGGGTACGTAACTTTATCTACTACACAAACCATTAGCGGTGCAAAGACCTTTTCAAATAATCTTACCTTAACGAGTGTCTCAAATGCGGGTGTAGATACCGATAAATTCCTTGTTCTTAACGGAAGCAATGTTGTAAACTTTAGAACAGGAAGCGAAGTATTGAGCGATATTGGTGGGCAGGGTGCTTTAACTTTAACTACGACAGGCACAAGCGGTGCTGCAACTTTGGTCGGGAATACGTTAAATATTCCGCAATATCAAGCGGTTTTAACCAATCCGGTGACGGGAACGGGTACTACGAATTATATACCAAAATTTACTGGAACAAGTGCAATAGGAAATTCCATAATGTATGAAGGTACATTTGCTATTGGTATTGGAACTATTACACCTTTTGGTGGTTCGAGTAACTATACTGCTCTTGATTTAAGGGGTACGGTAGGTTCGATTATTGCACTTGGTAATACATCAAATAGCATTACGGGTAGGTTTTTAGAACTTTCCGCTACGAGTTCAAATGCGCAGATATTTTCATTGAATAGTGCGCCATTATCATTTGGAACGGAATCGCTTTCGAGGTTAAGTATAGATACTTCTGGTAACGTAACAATTTCTGTAATAGCAAATGCCACTACTGATACCGACAAGTTTTTAGTTTCTGATAGTGGAGTAATTAAATACAGAACGGGAGCAGAGGTTTTATCCGACATTGGTGGTCAAGCCGCTTTAACTAATCCTATAACAGGTACGGGAGTAAACAACCAAGCAGCTTTCTTTACTGGAACAAATACAATAGCGGGTTCAAGTGTATTGGTTCTTGATGGCTCAAACATAGCGATAGGTCAGGCTGCTGCGGCTCAAAAGTTGAGTGTAAATGGTGATGTTAGCATAACAACAATTAATAATGCTACTACGGATACAGATAAGTTTTTAGTTTCCGATGGTGGGGTGATTAAGTACAGAACTGGCTCTGAGGTTTTATCCGACATTGGTGCGGCTGCTTCTACCTCTATCTCAGGCACTACCAACTATATACCTAAGTTTACAAGTTCATCTGCAATAGGGAACTCACAAATCTTTGATAATGGTACAAATGTGGGAATTGGTACTACAATTCCGGGGAATAAATTAACTGTAAGTAATGGTTCAGATGTTGGATATTTAGACTTTAACAACCAAAGTTTTATATTAGGTACATCTACTGGTTCGGGTATTAGTTTATTTTCAAGTAGTGCTACTGGTGTAATGACTTTTTCTACCAATTCTACTTTAAGAATGACCCTTGACGCCTCTGGTAACTTGGGATTAGGAGTAACACCAAGTGCGTGGGAGAGTTCAACTGCATTACAATTGGGTAATCAATATGCCTTTACAAAATATGGAATGACGAGAAATGCGGTATATAATGCAGGTTATAAATATATAGCAAATGGGTTTGCTAATAGTTTTGAAATGAACGGAGGTGCTTATGAATGGTACACCGCACCATCTGGAACGGCAACAAATAATATTACTTTTACAAAAACAATGACCCTTGACGCATCAGGCAATCTTGGTTTAGGAGTAACTCCAAGTGCGTGGGGGGCATCTGAAGCTATGCAGTTTGGTTTTAATTACGCTTATGGCAGAAGAGGAATTACAAGAAACGCATATTTTGACGGTGCAGATTATAGGTATATAACAACTGCTGCTGCTACATTATTTCAACAAGACGGTGGAGGTCAGTATATTTGGTATCAAGCCCCATCCGGCACTGCAGGTAATGCTATCTCCTTTACACAAGCTATGACCTTGGATGCTGACGGATTATTGAATGTTGGGGGAACTGGCGGCACAAAAAGATTAAATGTTTTTGGGGATAGTAGAATATTAAATGTTGCACCGACATTAGATTTTACTTTATCAACCAATACCGCATTTTCCCATAGCATAGTCGCATCAAACTATTCATCAAGTCCTATAAGTTCAAATACATTAGAATTTAGAGTTGCAAGTGGAGCAAGCACTCAAGCAACAGTAATGACCTTAAATGGGGCTGGCAATGTAGGTATAGGTACGACAAGTCCTGCTTATAAAATAACTACAAGTGGTGGTTCATCAGAAGGTGCTATTGGTATAGAAAGAACAACAGTTGGAACTAATACTGTTATTGGAGCATTAAACTTTACTAACAATAATGCTGGAACTGTTTATGGTAGAGTTAGAGGGGGAAGAAATGCAGCGGGTGATGGTTATGTAAGTTTAGGAACAGGAGTTGGAGATAACTTATATGCAATAGAAGGTGGCAATGTAGGTATAGGTACGACTTCCCCCAACGCACCACTTTCTTTATCAGGTTCTGCTGATGTAGGAATGAGAATAAAAGCAGGGGCAAGTGCATTAAGTTATATTGATTTTGATGAAGCAGATAGCGGAACACCAAATGGTTCAATAGCATACAATCATGGAACAAATGCTATGACATTTGCTACGGGTGGTAGTAATGACGAAAAGATGAGAATAACAAGTGGGGGCAATGTAGGTATAGGTACGACTTCCCCCGACGCACAATTAGTAACCAATGGTTCTACTTCATCTCGTATAAATATGAGAGGTGGAGATGTTAGATATGGTACATTATATGCTGATAATGGTTTATTTGCGGTATCCTCTATTACTTCTATTCCTTTGGTATTTGCTACTAATGATATCGAAAAGATGAGAATAACAAGTGGGGGGAATGTATGGGTAGGTAATGATTCTAATCCAATGTTAGAAATAGCAAATAGTGGGAGTACAGATGTATTAAGTGGCATTAAATGGTCTGTTGGCAGTACAAGGGTTGATTATGGAGGTATTTATAGTGCAACATCTTCAGCTAATAATAATTATATTTCTTTTTATACTAAAAACTCTGCATCAGCACCAAGCGAGCGAATAAGAATAACAAGTGGGGGAGAGCTATTAATTGATGCCACAACTAATTCAGCAACTTCTGATGTAGGTTCAAAATTTGTATCTAATGGAAGATTATATACAGTTTCTTCTTATGATGACAATACGCAAGAAAGTCTTTCTATGTATTCAACTACTGCATCTGCCTATCGTTTTTATGTAGGTTGGGGTGGTACGGTTTATGCAACAAATACAACTATTAGTGCAATATCCGATGCAAGATTTAAGGAAAATGTAAGAGATTTAGATAGTGCCTTGAATAAATTAATGTTATTAAAACCAAGAGTATTTGATTGGAAAGAAGGCAAAGGGAAGAACATTAAAAACGATAAAGGGTTTATTGCACAAGAGTTTGAGCAGATTTTCCCCGAACTTGTTGATAAATGGAAAGAGCAAGCTCCACAAGGGGAAGAAGCCTATAAATCAATTAGACAAGATTTAATACCTTATTTAGTTAAGGCAATACAAGAGTTAAAAGCAGAAATTGAAATACTTAAAAACAAATAACAATGACTAATTACAACTGGGTTATCCCCCAATTAGACACCGCCCCTCAAGATGGGGAATTGCACGATGTAGTAAAGACAATCCATTGGAGGTATCAGGGAACCGAGGTGGTAGGAGATAAGACCTACTTTGCCGATGTGTATTCTTCCTTTGCTTGCGCTCAACCTTCGGAGACCGACTTTACCGCCTACCGCGATTTGACCGAGGAACAAGTTATTTCTTGGCTCGAAGATGGCTTGGATGTAACTTCGTTAAAAGCAAACATCGATTCGCAAATCGAAAACCAAAAGAATCCACCGATTGTGAATCTTGGCTTGCCTTGGGTAAATAATCAACAATAATCTATATAAAATAAAAAACCTATGAATCTGAAACTACACGAAGTAATCGCACTCTATTACGAACTGAACGGAGTAACAAGACAAGGGGAAAGCACCGAGGTTCTTTCTCAAGGTATGTTAAAACAGAAAATGTCTTTGAAAACCAAGGTTTACTTGCAACGACTGAACAAAGTAGTAAGTGAAGAACTGAAACTTTACGAAGAAGCCAAGAGTGAACTTTTCAAAAAGCATGGCGAAGAAAAGGAAGGCATGATTGAGATTCCTTCCGAAAAGGTTGCCGACTTCAACAAAGAACATTTAGATTTGCTAACGGCTGAAAAAGAAATCAACGTAAGCGAACTTTGGGGTGCAGACCTCAAATTGGAACACCTTGAGAGTGTAGAAACGGATGAATACTACCCTGCATTATTCAGTTTGATAGATTCGAAATGACGCAAGTAATGTTATTTATCGCTGGTCAAGCCATCATCATTATTGGTGGCTTGATTGGCATTTATGTTAAGGTTTCTTTGAAACTTAAAGAATTAGAAATTAGAGTGAACGTAGTAGAAAAGCAAGATGACCAAATCTCAAGAAAATTGGATTTAATTACACAACAATTAAACCAGCTTTCTATTCAATTGCAAAACAAACAAGACAGAGAATGAAAATAGGATTAAAAGAATATTTTAAGCCTACTCCCAAAAGAATAAGAATCTTCGGGGATAGTTTAGCGGCTTCGGGTACGTTTGGTGCATCAGTAGTTATTTTGAATGGTCATCCGTTAGCGGGTACGATTATTATGGTTGTTGCGGTCGTGGGTAAGTTTATCTCAAACTTTTTCAGCGATGCGGATACTACTGCTTAGTTTATTGTTTTTGTCTTGTAACCCTGTAAAGCAGGTTTTACGCGATAAGCAAAAATTGGATGCCGTTGCCAAGGTTGTTATTTCTTCGGGGTATTGCGCCAACGATACCATCATCCAAACCCAAAGCGATACCCTAATCACTTACGATACCTTTTATCAAAGGGGTGCGGATATTATCCGCGATGTTTTCCATACCGATACACTTAGGCTACCACTTACCAAAAAGATAGTAAAAACCATTAGGATAAGAGATACTATCAATCAAGTAGTGGTTGATAATGCCCGTATAAAGCTATTAGAGGCGAAATTAGCCGTTCAAACCGAAAAGACAGAGGAATATAAGGCTAAAGCTAAAAGCCGCTTAAATTGGCTTATTTTGCTTTTACTGGTTATTTCTATTCGGCTACTCTATAAACCTATACTAAAAATAATAGCATGGCACTCTTAACCGATGCTCAAATAGTTAGCAAATACGGAACGGCTGGCAATCCCGATAACTTTACGATAATCGCTTTACCCTACCCGATGCGGATAGCTTGGGATGTAAAGGTTATGGTACAAAAGATGCAATGCCACGAACTGGCTGCCGATAATTTCACGAACGTATTTAATCAACTTTTGGCTCATTATGGGTTAACCGAACTGCAACGATTAGGCATTGACTTATTTGGTGGGTGTGTGAATGTAAGAACGATGCGAGGCTCTAAAACAAAATGGAGTAGACATGCTTTTGGTATAGCTATTGATTTAGACCCAGCACGTAATGGGTTGAAGGTAAAAAAGCCTATTGCTCAATTTAGCAAGCCTGAGTACAAAGCGATGATTGATATTTTTTACGCGAATGATTTTATTTCTTATGGAGTAGAAAAAGATTACGACTGGATGCACTTTGAGTTAGCAAAATAGTCAACAATACCTACTTACATATATGAAACGAAAGCGGCTCTACTTTGATTTGGAATCATCTCCAAATATTGGTTTGTTTTGGTCATCGGGATATAAACAAAACATAGATTATCAAAACATCATTAAAGAACGTTCTATCATTTGTATTTGCTACAAGTGGGAAGATGAAAAACAAGTACATTCTTTAAGTTGGGATAAAAACCAATCCGACAAAAAACTTTTACAAGAGTTTATCAAAGTAGCTAACCAAGCCGATGAACTCGTAGGTCATAACGGAGACAAGTTCGACCTTCCTTGGGTGCGTACTCGGTGCTTGTATCATAGAATAGAATTATTCCCTAAATACGTAACGATAGACACCTTAAAGCTATCGCGTAGGCAGTTTCGTTTCAACTCTAATAGATTAGATTATATTGCTTCTTTCTTAGGAATAGGAAAGAAGATTAAGACCGATTTTAACCTTTGGAAAGATATCGTACTAAATAAGTGCGAGAAGTCAATGGCTAAGATGATTGACTATTGTAAGCAAGATGTTAAGCTATTAGAACAGGTTCATAAAGAACTAAGGTTGCACGATACCCCTAAAACGCATTATGGGATTGTTTTAAGCAACGATAAGCGGCTTTGCCCTGAGTGTGCTTCTAATAATGTAATCATAAGTAAAACGAGAATAACCGCTGGGGGAACCAAGCAGATACAATACAAGTGTAACGATTGCGGTAAATACCATTCACGATGAGTAAGATATTAGCTAAAGTATTTGCAGAGTTTATTGAACGCGAGGAACGTGGTGTTAAGAAATACGGAACAACTATGGATAGGAAAGACCTATCTTTGGATGAGTGGATTCAGCATTTGAAAGAAGAATTATTAGATGCAATTTTATATCTCGAAAAAATACAAACTATTTATGACGCACAAAGACCTTCCGATTATCAAAAAGCAAATTCAAGAAATGATGAAAGTGTTAACACCGATAGAGAAGTTGACTATCCTCGAGCCTCTTTGTGATAAATATCGAAAGCAATCGAGAGCCGAGGTGGAGAAGGATGTAATTGAATTTTCAAGAAGGAAGGGCATACCACGAATAAAAACTGATTACTAATGGAAGAAGTTATTGAGCCGTTGAATATAACACCGCACGAAGATATCGCTGCGTGTACGAATGCTCTTAATGCTATTGGCGAGTATGATTATGCGATGTTAGATGAAGAAGAAAAGGAGTTAGTGATGATGATACGTAAGATGGCTCTTTACATTATTCATATAGGAATCCAAGAAATTTATACTTCAAACTTTTATGGCGAAGAAGATACACCAAGTAGTTCATCGTAAGTTAGGCAAAGAACGTGCCTACGGCATCGCCTATACTGAAGATAATAAATTAGAGATTGATAGCCGCTTGCATGGTTATCGTTATATGCTTTATCTTTTGCACGAGCATTTTCATTTGAAGCATCCCGATTGGTCAGAAACTAAGGTCAGCAAAGAATCTTCTAAGACCGCACGATTCTTATGGCAGATGGGATTTAGGTTTGTTGAGTTGAAGTAGTTATTTATTTCTACTTGTAATTGTTTTTTCAAAGTACATATGCCGCCATTCTTCCTTACCTACGAATAGGTTGTAGAAACTTTCTGGGTGTAAGAAAAACGTACTTGAACCTTTGGCGCAGGCTCTACATTCTTTATTGCGATAGCCTTTGAATACGGCATATTCCTCAATAGCTTTAATTTGCTTGCATTTTTTACATTTCATTTCCTAAGTATTGAATAAATGATTAGCATAAACTCAGCTAAATTCTTCTTGAACTTTTCATCTACTTGTTGCCTATTTGCCCACTCGGTAAAATCCTTTCCAAGAGTTTTACATTCATCAAACGCACCGATGTATTTGTAAGTAAAGACAATCCAGTTACAAACCAACCTAATAGATAGATTCTTTTTATAGGTGCTAATAAATGCCTTAGGGTTACGTTCATAGGCTCTTGCATAAGTCAAACTTAATTCAACAAAAGAGTTGTTAGTAATCTCTTTGAATACTTCGTATCGTTGACCTGCGTTCATTGCTTAATAAAATAAATGTAAGTAAATCCTTTTGCTTTGCAACCTGTAAAGTATTCCTGTAATACTTTTTGTTTTGCGATAGTAATATCTGATGTGTAGTGATTCATATATGCGTTAAGTGGAATCTTGTTATCTACCATTAGCCTATCGTAAATATGCGGATGCATTTGGTTTGTGCTTACTCCATTCAAAAAAGCAGTATAGGCTTTGTTAACCTCTTTGTTCCAATCTTCGTGCTTTTCGGGATATCGGTTATCATAGATAGAAACATCAGCCGTTAGCAAGGGCGATTCGTAGTAGCTTCTTTCTGTTCCTTTTTTTGTGATGTGTTTCCTAATCCAATCTAATATTGTTTCGGGGTCGGCAGAATATACTTTACCATACTCTCCGGCGATGCCGTTTTCAAATATCTGCACGAGTTCGTTCAAGCCAATTTCGGGATATTTCTTTTTAATAAACTTGGTTACGAGTTGCTCGGTATCATCGCTAATCTTTTTGAATTGTCTTAGGTATTCAAAGGCTGGGTTATTCATAGTTCACTAAATTTTTTATTTCCTAATATAGCTAATTTTTCGGCAATGCTTTCTTTTGGTGGTTCTATTTTTGTTCGTGCCATCCATCCCGATACTGCGTGCCGCCAAGATTTCATTCTGTTTTTACCAACGAACCATCCGTTGCTTTCGTAGTAATCATAGAATCTATTTGCTTGGTAGGTGGCATTCTTTTCATCCCACTTATTCATCATTTCAAGTTTGATATCTTCGATAGTGGGTTTATTGAATCCTTTGGCTTGTACTTCTTTGGTGTCGTGTTCTATTTCATAGCGAGATAATAATTCTATAACCTTCTTATGAATAGGACTGGTAGGGTTTAATTGGTTTCCGTATTGAAATCGTACAAAGTCAATACAGAGAATCTTACCATCGGGTAAACATTGAAATTGTTTTCCGTTGTCTATATTGATAAGCATTTCTTCGCTTACTTTTTCTCCAATCACATAAGAGGCTAAGATAAAGTTCGGCTTCCAGATACCAGCTAAATCGCATTTATCGCGTACATATTTTACAAGGCATTTCTCGGTAGGTGTTAAACTCATGAACCATTCTTTCTCCCAAATATCGGTGTCAGTAAATCGTTTAGGCATTTTCATAGTATTTTATATTTTCTAAAAAAGAGGTTTCGGATTCGTAGCGCATAAAAGGAATGGCTTGCGTGCAGGCTCGCTTATATTCCGTTGATACACCAAGTTCCGTAGCCAAGTTATACAATCGCGAATAGTAAGGCATAAAGTAACTATCGTTATTTTGTATGTACGAAGTTATTTGTTTTCGTTGCGAACTAAGTGTTGAGTGGTCGGCATACCCGACTAACGTAGCTACTTCTTTAATCCGTAAAGGGAAATGCATAAACAAAAAATATCCTAATGCCATTCGCATTGAAGCGATGTTAATATAATTGCCGTTCTTAATTAAAACCTTAAAAGGGTAGGCTGATTTTCGTTTTAAGTTCTTCGGTTGTATTCCGTAAAGGTCACAATACTTTTCTACTAACTCTTTTGCTTGATTTGGTGTGTTCATTGTGTTATTAAATTTATTGGTATTAAAATTCCTTGCGAGGTATCTTCATCCCCACCTTTGGTCAATCCGTTTATTTGATGCATAACTCTGCAAATATCCCTCAACTTTTCCACATTAACAATTAAAGCATAATCTTTTTCTTCGATTTTGAATACCCAATAATTTGCTTTAGTGGTTGAGATGCCAGATGCCTTGCCTCGTGAATAAACCTCTACATATACGTTCCCTGTTATGTGCGCCATTCGGTCGGTCTTAACTTCTATCTTTTTACCATCCTTAAATAATTCGTTAAGCCAATCTTCGGTACGTTCGCCAAAGTCAAGGTCGTAATGAAAGCTATTAGAATGTTTCATTTGTAAGTTTGAATTATTAGTTCGAGTTCATCCCTGCTCCATTTTTTTAGCCTGTTATTATCTGCTTCGGCTTCTAATTCTTTTACAAAATCTTCGCCATAGCGATTGACTAAGCCTTGTCGATATTTGATTAGATTACCATGCAGGTACATATTGCACCGAATGCATTGCCCATTCGTATTGTGATACGCGAGTGTGTGAGGTAATCCGAATCTAAGTGAAGAATGATTGCCTTGCGAAAAATAATGCCCTGCTTGCTCTACTTCTGCGCCACAAGAAATACAACCTAACTTTTTATCTCGTTCGCGAATATGAGCATTGTATATCGTTTGCGCTTTCTTAAGTAGTTTTGGGAGTGGGGTAAGTTTCTTTGCCATTAGAACGGAAGGTCGTTAGCTGGTGTATTGTCGTGTGTGAAATTGCTTTTTGGTTCGGGTTTCCAAGTATCAATCGTTATAGCGACATCCTTTCCGTATTGGTCAGGCTCAGGCTTTACGTTGATGTTTACTTTAATAAACTTGCTTCCGTTGTACTCTTGGATGTGTTCTTTAATCTTGTCGAGATTGATAGAGGCACTAATCCAGTTGTCGCTTCGCTTTTTTCCGCTTCCGCAGAAGATTTTCTTTTCCATTTGATTTTTGTTTTAAGTTAAAGAAAGAACTCGGTACAGGGTTCGAACCTGTGCGTTTTCAAAGAAAGGTGCTACCAATTACACCAACCGAGTTACCATTACTAAACACCGAGTTTCTTACGGAACTCCAATGCTTTCTTACGGCTCGTGAAAGATTTGCTTACACGTTTGCCGTTTTTCTGAACTCGTACTCTGTACGAATTGCCGACTTTCTGAATGTTCGCTAACATGGCTTTTATTTTGAGGTTAACAATCCATTATATCAAATATACTTATTTTATCAATCTCAAGCATGATTTCTTCTTCCGCTATTTCTTCGGGTGCATCGTGCCAAATGATTTCATAAGTAAAGTCGTAAGGCTCGCCATAAGGGTTTTCGGGTGTCGGCTTAATCTCTGGAAAGTAATACCATTTAAGGAAAACCATTATCGTATAGCCTTCGATTAAAATTGGGATATTGCTTTTGCCTTGTTTCATTTTAAGTTAACACTTATTGTTGTTGTAGATGATTTGGCTGGTGGGTACAATGTAATTACTTCATCTTCGATTAAGGTTTCCAAGCCTTTACTGGGAATCCCTTTTAAGAACTTTTGCCGTTCTTTAATGCGTTCTTCGAGTTCGGCTTGCTGACCTAATAGGTCGTTCATTATTGGGTCATTACAAGCACCATAATCGTATTTAACACCCATCTCTTTAATCTCGAACTTGGCATTGTATTGCTCAAAGGTTTTGCCGTGCTTATAGGCTTCATCTAAGGTTAGTTCCTTGTAATCCGGATTGCTGGTTATTTGCTTTATCAAATCTTCCAAGCATTTAACCTGTAAATGTAGTTTTAAGGGGTTTATTAAGCCTTCCTTTGCGTTATTTACGACAACTTGAGCAAACTCTTGCCTTTCTCCTTTTGAGGTCAATAATAGGGTTAAATCGGTGTAGGTAGTAATGTTCATTTTACTGCTTTTTTGAGGTGGTTAGTAATATCCTTTTGCGAAGGATTAACGATTTGGTCGAGTGGAGTTTTCCTATCTTCTAAGCGATTGGAAATTGCTTGGTAGGTTCGATAATCATTACAATCATCTATTGCCTTACTTGCCTTTTGTTTTTCTTCAACTGATAAATCGGTGTTCCGTAGCATTGTGAATAAAAGCAACTTTTCCTCTTTGGTCGGTGTATCGTGGTTATTAGTAGCATCAGCATCCTTCGTATCATCGATTGCGAACAATCCGTTAAGCGCATACTTACGAGCATAGGAACTTGCTGCGCCTGTTACTTGTGCCGCATCCATTCCTTTCTTGGTTTCTTCTTCTCTTGCGTAGGCGGTAGCTGAATACGTTTGCTCGCCATTTGAAAGAGTGGCGGTTGCCTTTACATAAACCCTTGTACCTATTAAAACGATTTCATCCATCAAGGTAAGGTAATAGCCAAGCGGATTGATTACGAGTTTAACGGCTTCTACAATATCCTCGCAAGAACGATACTTATAGTTGCCAAATTTGTTTACTTGCCCTTTGGGTGCTTTTACAAGCGATTGAATCTTTGCTAACATAGTTTTTATTTGTGGTGTTTAGAATTGGGGAGTGGCGACCATAACCCATTGAACCACTCCCCTTTTGCTAATCCGTTGCATATTTAACTCCTTAACGGCATGGAGTATTCAGTAGCGAGTAAATGTATTTCATCCACTCGTTGAAATCTTTTGGGGGGTTAGGCGGGTATACGGTTTTCATTGAATAAGGTTTTAACTTGTTTCATAGTGTAAGATTGACCTGCGAGAAATAATCCCATCGCTAACCATTCGGCTTTGATGGCATCGAACTCTAAAGTGATTTCGCCTGTTGTTGCATTTGCGCCTACGAACTCAACTTTGTAAAGTGAGGTCGGATTGTCTAATAAGTAATTGGCGGTTTCGGCTGAGAAGTTTAATTGGATTTTCATTTTTCGGTGTTTTTATAGAATATACAAATAGTGGTGTAGATAACTAAAAATATCGGAATGCATACAAAAATGAAGTATGCTACTTCGAATATAAACTTTAATACTTTCATAAGCAAAATTTATCTTGAAGTAATCCGATGAGGTAAGCTACCAGAAAGAGGGCGATTAAGAGTTTGACTTGTGGTTTCATAGTGTTTAATTAAATGTGCGTTACCGAGCCGCACCCCTCGTTTTATTATTTAGAAAAAACATATCCCTCAGGAAATCTTTTGCGGCATTCCGACCCTACACCCATTACCCAAGCATCATTGTATTGTGTTTGGTCATTTGATGGGTATGCACAACCACCCCAAATTGAATTGATAAAATATTTTGGGTTTGTGATGGATTTGCCACAACATGGGCAATGGTTTAGGCCTTTTTGATATGCCTTTTCCATATTTGATTCAAACAAATCGACATTTGAAATTTGTGGAATATCAATAATGTTTGCTGGGGTTTGATTGTTGCTCATTTTGTTTGTTTTTAGTGTTTAGTAATTGCGGTTTTGTTGCCGCTTTCGATATCAAATATCAAACCTATTATGCACATAAACAAATAATTTATTGACTTTTTTTTGCCAAATTCCTAACTTATTGATAATCAAATAGATAGTATATTGTAAATCAGCCATTTATACCCTATTAGATAGCTATTTGATAGGTATGGCATACCCTATTGGGTAGGCTATAAGAAGAAGAATAAGAAGAAGAATAAGTAAAATAAGAGGTATAATATGTTAATTTAGAATGCGTTTTTATGAATAAACGTGAATCAATAATACAGGAAATGTACCTATCTACCGATATCAACGATGCTATCGGAAAGATGAATCCTATTGATTTGCAAGATGACTTACGGCAAGAAGTATTCTTAGTGCTTTGTGAAATGGATGAAGCCAAGTTATTTGAAATGTATGAACAAGGCTATCTCAAGTATTTTATAGTTCGTACTATTCTCAATATGGCTAAGAGTGACCGAAGCAACTTTTACAAAAAGTTCAGACAAGTGTACCAAGAAATCCCTGTACACTACGAGATTCAAAAAGAAGAATACAACGAAGATTTAATTAACAAACTTGAAAAAGGATTAGGTGTTCTTCATTGGTACGAGCGAGAAATTTTTCGACTATATGCTAAAGATAAAAATCTTTTACAAGTATCACGTGAAACAAAAATACCTTATCGCTCGCTAATTAAAACTGTTAGAAAAACAAAGATATTATTGAAATACAAAATTAGAAATTCTGAAATATAATGGCATACGTTTATAGACATATTCGAGTAGATAAAAATGAACCTTTCTATATTGGTATAGGTAATGATAAACACTTTAGAAGAGCAAGACAAAAAATTAGAAGGAATAAAATATGGTATGATATAGTAAATAAAACTGAATTTGAAACTGAAATTTTAATTGATAATATTTCTTGGGAAGATGCTTGTAAAAAAGAAAAAGAATTTATTTTACTTTATGGAAGAATAGACAAAAAAAATGGAATTTTGGCTAATATGACTGATGGCGGCAATGGTACTTCTGGAAGGATTATGTCAGAAGAATGGAGAAAAAATAAATCCGAGATGATGAAAGGTAATAAATTAGCTAAAGGGTATAAACATACAGAAGAAAATTTATTGTTATTTAGCAAATTATCAAAAGGAAATAAACATGCAGTAGGAGTAAAACACACAGATGAAGTAAAAAAGAAGATATCATTTGCTAATAAAGGTAAAATTATTATGAAGGAAACAATAGAAAAACGAAATGAAACAAGAAAGAAAAATAAATTAAAAAAAGAAAATGAACTTAATTGAAATCATATTAGCGGCTAACTTCTTTAGCTTTTATTTTATCGTACAAAATGAGTTCCCTCGCAAATGGAAGATAAACTTTAAGCCGTTTAATTGTACGTTATGCTTAACTGCTTGGGTGGGGTTAGCTTTGTACTTATTGCCAATACAAGTAACCGATGGAGTAATTTGTATGTTCGGTGCTGGTGTGATAGCACCTTTCTTTAGAAACTTCTTAAATAATTTATACCGATGAAACCTCAAGACATTGCATTTTGCCAGCAACACATTATCAATTTTGAATCCGTTAAGTTAGGGTTCACTCGTAACATTTCCTTTGAAGTATTAGGGGAGTATGAAAGAATGTACCGCGAATACTTAGACCCGCAATTTATTTTAACCTATTGGTGTGGGGAGTGTGTATTCGATATGCTCAAAAGATTGATTACCTTTTATGAAATCAATTTAGCGGCACAACAATCTGTACAAGAATCTGTACAACCTGATGTACAAGAAAAGAAAAAGAGAGGCAGACCAAAGAAATGAGAATACTTGTAATAACACAACAGAACTCTGGTGTCGGCTATCATAGGCTTATGCTACCTGTTTATTATTTGGAAAAAACGTATGCATATTTTACTGATGTATTAACAGAAGAAGTATTAGAAGAAAAGTTCGATATTCTTTTAATCAATCGTTTTATCCCGAATACGCACATCGATAAACTATTAGAGTATAAAAGTAAATACGACTTTAAGTTAATTGTTGATATCGATGATTATTGGTATTTAGATACTTCTCATATTTTATATTCGGTATATCCAAGCCAAGTGATTATTGACCACATTAAGATAGCCGATTTAGTTACTTGTACAAATGAGTTACTTTGGAATGAGATACGACCCATCAATTCAAACGTAGCCATCTTACCGAATGCCTTACCTTTCAACGAAGACCAATTTATTGATGTTAGAACCGAAAGCGATAAGATAAGATTCATTTATACAGGCTCCATCACACACGAAGAAGATATAAAGATTATTCAGTTCCCTTTTAAGAAAGTCGCTTCGGATGTGCAATTAAGAAACAAAGTGCATTTTCAGTTGTGCGGATTCAATGATGAAGGTGCTGGCTCTGCCGCCATTTGGCATAGGATGATATCTAATTTCACTTGTGGGTTAAAGTTAGGGGGGACGAGAAGATACTTGCCTGTAACTGAGTATATGAACTTTTACAACGATGCCGATGTCTCGGTTGTTCCTTTGCGTGCGACTAAGTTTAACGCAATGAAATCCAATCTAAAAATCTTAGAAGCGGCTTGTAAAAAGATACCCGTAATATGTTCAAACACTCCACCTTATGATACTGCGCCCTATGTCTATAAGGTAAATAAGCAAACCGATTGGTATCAAGGAATTAAAAAACTTGCCACCGATGCTATTTATAGACAAGAGATTGGGTTAGCAAATTACGAATGGTGTAACGAGAACTTCAATCTTCATAAGGTTAATAAATTAAGAAAAGAGTTATATGCCAGTCATTAAATGTTCGAACGGAAAATATCGCATCGGTAATGGTGCATGTGTGTTTGAGACAAAAGAGAAAGCCGAGAAAGCATACAAGGCTATACTCGCACAAGGTAAATTCAAAAAGAAAAATGGTCGTTGAGTTATGGCTAAATCTGGAACTATTGGAAAGTTATCATTTGGAAAGCGAAGAAAAGGAAAGGCTCATAAGAAGCATAATAAACACAATCGAAAGGAAAGAAATTATAGAGGGCAGGGCAGATGAGGAAATCGACTACCTTAAACTAATGAACTAATGTATATCCATCCTACCGCAATAATCTACCCGAATGTAATTATCGAACCCGATGTTTACATAGGTGCTTATTGTATTATTGGTGCGCCTGCAGAATGGAAAGGATACGAGCATTGCGAAGGGTTGGTAACGATTATGAGTGGTTCAAGATTAACAGGAATGGTTACGGTAGATAGCGGAACGGATAAGAGAACGATTATTGGTAGTAAGTGTTATCTTATGAAGCACTCGCACGTAGGTCACGATGCTATCTTGGCTGAGAATGTTACTCTTAGTTGTGGCGCAAAGGTCGGAGGGCATACGATAATAGAAAAGAATTGTAACATAGGATTAAACGCAGTCTTACATCAAAAGATAAGAATACCCGAAGGGTGTATGATTGGCGCATCTGCGTTTGTAGGAAAGAAATCTATTTTAAGACCTTACTATAAATATGCCGGAGTACCTGTAAAAGAAATCGGAAGCAATGCTCGTTAATGTAATCTTATTAAACTACGAAAGAAAAGAACACACCCAAAGGGTAAAGAATGTAAACTTTTCCAATGCGGGGTTTCATTTTGACTTTATAGAGGTTGAAATGAAAGGCATATCTAAAGCAATAAACTACGGCATAAGTAGAAGCTATCAATACGATGCAATAGTAACGATGGCAAATGATATTTTAATGCCAGAGAATTGGCTACAAAGAATGGTAGAAGCCGCACTAACAATTCCTAATACAGGTATGTGCGGTATTCATTGTGTAGAGGGTTTAGGAGAAAGAACTTATATAGATGGAATACCGATTCATAAAGCCGATGCGGTGTTTGGCAATGTTTTAATACCGATGAAAGCGATTGAAACCATAGGCAAGTTTAACGAAGTGTACGACCCGTATGGAATGCAAGACAGAGATTATTCATTTAGGCTTCAGCAAACAGGGCATTTGAATTATTACTTAGGTGGCTTAACGGCTGAACACATAGGTCACGATGTAGGGCAAGACACTCCTTATAGAAGGATGAAAGATGAGGGATTAATGAAGTGCGATAAACTATGGGCGCAAGAAACCGCCAAATATCAATCTACAAATAATTACGTTATCTTATGAAAGCAGAGTTAGTAAACATAAACAAGGTACGAACGAACCCTAACAATCCGAGGATAATCAAGGATGATAAGTTCCAAAAGTTGGTAAAGTCAATTCAAGAGTTTCCGCAGATGCTTGAGATTAGACCGATTGTCGTAAATGATGATATGATTGTCTTAGGTGGGAATATGAGATTACGAGCCTGCCAAGAAGCGGGGTTAAAAGAGATTCCCATCATCAAAGCATCTAACCTAACCGAAGAACAACAAAAGGAATTTATTATCAAGGATAATGTCGGCTTCGGGGAATGGGATTGGAACGACTTAGCGAATAATTGGTTTCCATCCGACCTATCAGATTGGGGGTTAGATATACCTGATTTAGATGAAGATATTAAACAAAAAGATAATACAAAAACCGAAGTTAACTTGTGTCCGAATTGTGGCACAGAAATAGTGAAGTAATAGAGAGAAATGGCAAACGAACAAAACTTAAAACCTTTTAAGAAAGGGGAGGTGGCTAATCCAAATGGCAGACCTAAGAAGTATGTAACCCTACTTAGAGAGCAAGGCTACAAGCTATCCGAGATTAACGATACTATCCAAGTAATGCTTCAAATGGGTGTAGATGAATTAAAAGAGGTTTGGGATAATCCTAAAGCAACTATCTTGGAAAAGACAATCGCAAATGCGATGCGTAAGAGTTTAGAGAAAGGGTCTTTATATTCAGTAGAGACCTTGCTTACAAGGGTGTATGGCAAGCCAAAAGAAAGCCAGCAAATTCAAACCGATAGCCGGATTGAGGTAGTGTTTGTAAATGGTAAAACTATATTATGATGCTTGTTCGGAGTGGTACTCGCCTCTGCTGACCTTGACCAGCGAACAAAGGATAGCCGTAATCCTAAAAAGAGGCAAACCAATTTTTATATGGTACATAGATTGATTAACTGCTATTTATGTGCATAGGTTTTTCCCAAGGTGTTACCCTATTTTCTTACAAGGAGAAAAGAATAATAACCTTTCAGTTCATTCAATACGGCAGCAAAAGTGAGAGCAATGTTTTCCCCCTAACAACTCTTGACGTACAAGTTCCAAAAAAAGCTGTGACAACCTGCGAACGGATGCAGAGGAAAGGATGGGTTCTGAGTGATAGAGATGCCTTGAGCAAAATAAAACACATCTCTATACTTCGATATAAGTTTGGTAAAATCAAATTACCCTACTTGTACGGATATAGAGGGGGTGTATCTAAAGCATAAGAAATGAGAATAGAATTGCCTCAACCACATAGCAACCAACAAGCAATCCTTGATAGTTCAGCAAGGTTTAGAGTTGTTATGGCAGGGCGAAGGTTTGGCAAGAGTGAACTCTCACAAATAGAAATAATAGTCAATGCCTTACAAGGCAAGCAAGTATTCTACGTTACACCTACCTATAATTTGGCAAGGGTATTCTTTGACCAATTAAGCAAAGCCGTACCTTTTGAGGCTAATAAGTCGGAACTATCTATTAAGTTCCCGAATGGCGGAGCGGTTTATTTCTTTACAGGAGAACGATTAGACAACCTACGAGGTCGCAAATTTCACTTCGGGGTTATTGATGAAGCCTCATTTATTCCTGATTTAGAAAACGGATGGTTAAATTCAATCCGACCTACCTTAACCGATTACAAAGGGCGAGCCTTGTTTATCTCAACCCCTAAGGGCAAGAACTTCTTTTACTCCCTATTCCTAAAGGGTGGCGAACAAGATTGGCAATCCTTTAAGTTTACAACCTACGATAATCCCCACATAGACAAGACCGAGATTGACGATGCAAGGCTTCAGCTACCCGAAGTCGTATTCGAACAGGAATACATGGCAAATCCTGCCGAAAATGCCTCTAATCCTTTCGGGAGTGCCTACATCAAGCAATGTACATTTGAAGCCAGCCATGAGGCTCCTATTGCGTTTGGTATCGATTTAGCGAAGTCGGTTGACTATACCGTAATCGTAGGATTAGATAGAAATGGCTCGGTATGTTATTTCGATAGATTCCAAAAGGATTGGCGGCAAACCAAGCAAGTAATCAGCAACCTACCCAAAGTGCCTACCTTGATAGATTCAACGGGTGCGGGAGACCCTATCTTCGAAGATTTACAACGTGAAGGCTTACCTGTAAGCGGGTTTAAGTTTACCTCTACCTCTAAGCAGCAACTTATGGAAGGTCTTGCCTCGGCTATCCAACAAAGAAAGATAACTTTTCCCGAAGGGCATATCACGCAAGAACTTGAGATATTCGAATATCAATATACCGCTACTGGGGTTAAGTATTCTGCACCACAAGGCTTTCACGATGACTGCGTAATGGCTTTGGCTTTGGCTTGGCATCACTACACCCGAAACACAGGGCAGGGAAAATATTCCTTCGCCTAAGTAGTCAAGCAATCCTTTACAACTGATAGGCTTTTCTCTATTTAAGGGTATGAACTGGAAAGACATATCCGTATTCCAATGGCAGCAACTCAATGACTTGTTCCTAAAATCTAAGGAGTTGAACGAATTAGATTTAGCGATTCAGTCGGCTGCTATTTGCAGTAAAATGACCGAGAACGAGATTGACTCCCTACCTATCGGGGAGTTGAACCCTTTGTTAAAGTCGATTAGCTTTATACACGAAGAACTAAAGCCGAACCCAGAAAAGTATATTAAGGTTAACGGCAAAAGGTATAAGTGTATTTATGATGTGAGAAAGATACCAGCCGCGAGGTATATTGAAACAAAACACTTCGGGCAAGATGTAAACGCGAACCTGCATAGGATTGCCGCTTGTATGGTTATGCCGATGAAGAAAACATTATTCGGTTGGAAGGTAGATAAATACGATGCAAGCCGACACGAGGAGTATTCGCAAGATATGCTTGAAGCACCGATAACGGCAGTTCTCGGAAGTGTGGTTTTTTTTTATCAAGTATACAAAAATTGGATAAAGAGTTCGAAGGATTATTTGATTCACGAGATGATGAAGAAGATGAGCAGGTATCAAGCCGAAGTGGTGTATCAAACTTTATGCGATACTATGGATGGATTTTCCAGACCGAGCTTGTCGCTACCTTCGAAAAAATCACTTTGGAACAGGCATATGAAATCCCTTTATTACAATACCTTAACGACCTTGCTTATCTCAAGGCGAAAGGGGAATACGAAGCCGAGCAACTAAAAAAAGCCTATGGCAAAAAGTATTAGCCAATTACAAAATGAGATATTAGCTTTCCTTGATACATTAGGGGAAAGCAAAGAATTATTTACACGAGTACAAGACCTAAAGGGATTAGAAAAGGCAATAGGAGAAGTTGTAGGCGAATTTATTAAGCAAGTACAAGAGAATCTTGAGAAAGCGGGTAAGATTGATACGGGTGCGTTAGCTACTGATATCACACAATCCGAATGGGATGGCTCAAGCATAAGTATTGGTTATCCAGCGGAAAGTGCAGCCGCTAAATATTACGACTTCGTAAATAAAGGTGTAAAGGGATATGATGAAAAAAAATCAATAAATAGAGATTCTCCTTATAGGTTTCAAAACGATAGACCGAGTTTTGCAATGCAACTCGCTATTGCTAAATGGTATAGAAGAAACGCAGGCTTCGGAAGAAGGGAAACACAAAAAAAGAATCTATCGGCATTACAACGAAAGAGAAAAAAGCTACTTAAAGTAACCAACGAGGCTGATAGGCTTAAATCATTAGCATACGCAACCTCAATAAATATTAAACGTAGAGGATTGAAAAAAACAGGTTACTTTGATAACGCAGTACAAAAATACTTCGGTAGCAACTTTAATAAGTTGATAGCAAAGGTTTTAGGAAAAGAAATACAAGTAAACATAAGACAAGATGGCAATAACAATAAATAGTACACCAGCAAATTATAGTTCCCTTCATGCTGGGTTATGGTTTGTGGTAGGTTCAACAAACACCGCACAAACAAACTTCAAATATGTGTGTGATGTGTATATAAACAACAACCTCGTGGCAAGGCTCAAATCCTTTCCTCAACCCGTATCAGCAAAGGGAATATTCAACGTAGCACCAATAGTAAGAAACTATTGGGCATCTTATTTCAAGCCTAACATTTCTTCTTATAGTGCGTTTCCCTATACAGGAACGGATGTCTATATCGAATACGAATTAAAGTTTGGAGAAGAATACGGCGGTGTTACATATACTAACTTAGAAGAACAAAGTGCCTTTGGTTACAACTATGTATTGGATTTTTTATACAATCCTACCTCAGATGCCTATTTATCGCCATCGCGATACGATAGTTCTTATACAGGTTTCTACTTAACCAATAGAGATAAAACGCAAGTGCAGTTCCCGCAAAGTTTATTAACTACGGGTACTCTTTATACTTCTTTTCTTAGCGATGCCGAGAATACAACTAAAAACTTATCAATAGATGTAGCGGTATTCAACGGCTCAACAACAACCGTATCTGCTGGCTCATCTACCTCATGGAAGGATTTTGCCTTGGTAGATATTTCGCCTCGTGCTTTGAACAATTACATAGGCTCAACGATTATCAATTCAACTACCAAGTATTACGATGCTCGCATTAAGATAAATGGTGTTCAAACCGATACGATGCGTGTTAATATATCTTGCACGCAACACGATACCATCCCATTGCACTTCTTGAACGCAGTCGGTGGATATGAGACATTTCATTTTACCTTAGTCAATCGCCAAACACGAAACATAGAAAGAACCGCTTTTGAAAGATTTAACTACGAGTACGAATCAGCCACAACCGCTATGGATATGGTAGATTCTTATGGTCGTTTATATGGCGGTAGCATTCCATTTGCGACAAAGCAAAAGATAACATATAGGCTCATTAGTGATTGGGTAAACTTCACCGATTACAATTGGCTGAAAGAGATGATTGCCTCGCCCGAAGTTTATTTAGAGCGCAATGGTCAATTCGTGCCAATAAATATCTCTACTTCTACATGGACAGAGAAGAAGCGATATGCGGATAAAACTTTTAACTTGGAAATAGATGTTGATTTGGCTTACCAAATAAACTCACAATTTAGATGATAACTGAAATATACATAGAAGATAATAGGTTAGATTTAAGTAAGGATTTATCCAACGAGTACACATATGCTATTGATGATATTACCGATTTTGCTTCTCGTAATACGAACTTTTCTAAAACCATAATCCTTCCTGGCAATGCAGTTAACAACAAATTATTCGGTCATATATTCGAATTCAATAGTTCCAACTTCTACAACGCACTTGAAAATAACGTGGGTTACAACTTCAACGCAAGCAAGTCGGCAAGTTGTGTTATTTATATAGATAAGATACAAATCTTCAAAGGCATTATTCGCTTATTAGAGATTACCATTGATAGGGGAACGATAGAATATGAGTGCGTAGTATTTGGCGAGTTGGGTGGTTTTGTTAATGCCATTGGGAATAAGAAACTCGAAGAATTAGATTTCTCGGCTTACGACCACGTTTGGAACTATGAGAATATCGCAAACTCTTGGGAGCAAGCAAGTGGCAATACGGCTTCTGGTTACGGGTATTATTATCCTTTAATTGATTACGGGCAAGTATCTCATGGCGGTAATGCTAACTTCCCAAAAAGGGATTGGAATTTCAAAGCCTTTAGACCCGCTATGTTTGTAAGGGAATATCTTGAAAAGATTATCTCTGGTGCTGGCTATACCTATGAAAGTAATTTCTTTTCTACCGATTTCTTTAAGCGATTGATAATTCCTAACAACCAAAAAGATGTTAAGAAATTTACATCATTAGGATTGTCTGCGGCTGCAAATGTTGACCAATATAATTCTTCTGCTTATGTTGTTTGGACACCATTAACTTTAGGAAACTTTTCTATCAACGCACCAGATACAATCTTTACTTATAGTTCGGCAACGAGCTTTACAGGTACATTGTCGTTGACTTTATTTGGAGAGATATTAACAACGGGAACCATATTTTCTATTGAACTCATAAAAGACGGAGTAGCGATATACAATTATATCGGAGACCCTGTTGGCGGTAGTTATTTTGATGTAAACGTACAAATAACTAATCAGACATTCTCTCAAAACCAAACACTATACGTTAACATAAACACCGATGTAGAACAATATACAATTGACGATGGCAGTTTAACTTTTGAATCTACAACACCACAATTTGTAAACATAGGTTACAACGATACTATTGCTATCAATGATACATTACCGAAGGGTATCTTTCAACGCGACTTTGTAGCTTCGGTTATTAAGTTATTTAACTTATACATTGTTGAAGATAGCATAAACGAAAAGCATCTAAAGATTGAGCCTTTTGTAGATTTCTATACAGGCACGTTTAACTTCTTACAGATTGATGACCTTGAAAACAACTACTTAATAGACAATGTTGACCTTTTATTATTAGATGATGAATTTGCTCAACACTTGGATTGGTCGTATAAGGTTGACCGAAGTAAAGCTATCAAGATTACACCGATGGGCGAATTGAACGGAAGGTATTTTGAATACAAGTACAAATCCGACAACGATTATTACAACGAAGATTACAACAAAAGATATAATCAAACATACGGAGATTACATAGAAGATACAGGCTTTGAGTTTTCGGTAGAAAAGCAAACCGCTGAAATTATCTTTAGCCCTACTGTAATAGTTGGTTACGAAGGAGAGGATAAGCATTTTTCTACTATTTTCAAATTGACCAATACGCAGAATACAAAGTCAGAGGATATAATGGAATCTAATATCCGTATTTTGCAAGCAAGGAAAATAACAGGTGTACATCCTTGGCATATCCGCAATGGTAACTCAAATGTTACTCCCGGTGGTGGCATAACTTATTACGGCTATGCTGGTCACTTAGACAACCCTGATATTCCGACATCGGATTTGAACTTTGGTGTGCCTAAAGAACTTTACTTTACGTTGACCAATCAATATCCGAGTGCAAATATGTACAATGCATTTTGGAGTTCCTACGTTGCAGAGATTACCGACAAGGATAGTAAGCTATTAACCTGTTATATTTATTTGAAGCTATCGGATATATTCTCATTAGATTTTTCTAAGTTGATTTACATTGATGGTTCTCTTTGGCGATTGAATAAGGTTGTTGACTATAACCCTACCTCTCCCGCTTCTACGAAATGCGAATTTCTTAAAGTAATTGAATTAACATACGCATAATGGCACAAGAAATAGTAGGCTTAAAAATACAAGTAGATGGTGGCGATGCCGCAAAATCGGTAGGCTCACTTAAACAACAATTAAGAGAAGCACAGAGCGAGGTAACTGCATTATCAGAAAAGTTTGGTGCCACATCGGAACAAGCCGTATCCGCAGCAAAGAGAGCCGCAGAGTTGAAAGATGCCATTGGGGATGCTAAGTCATTAACCGATGCCTTTAACCCCGATGCTAAGTTCCGAGCATTTAGTTCTTCATTGTCTGCCGTTGCTGGTGGCTTCTCTGCCGTACAAGGTGCTTTAGGATTGGTAGGTGTTGAAAGCGAGAACGTACAAAAAACCTTATTAAAGGTTCAATCCGCTATGGCTCTCTCGCAAGGATTGCAAGCCATCGGAGAAGGTATAGATTCTTTTAAGCAAATGAAAGCCGTAGCCATTGATGCTTTCAAGGGCATTAAGGCGGCAATTGGTTCTACTGGTATTGGATTGCTTGTTGTGGCTTTGGGTACTATTGTTGCCTATTGGGATGAAATCAAAGGTGCGGTAAGTGGTGTAAGTGCAGAACAAGAAGAACTCAATAAAAAGACAGAGGATAATCTAAAAGCAGAAAAAGAGAAATTATCTGCAATAGGCGGTCAAGAAAATATCTTAAAGCTACAAGGTAAAAGTGAGAAAGAGATATTAAACATTAAGATTAAGCAGACCGACCAAGTAATAAAGGCTACTGAGGAAAACATTAAACAACAAAAGATAACTCTTAAAGCGCAGATTGAGGCATCTAAGCGCAATAAAGAAATCTTAGAGGGGATACTTAAATTTATTTCTGTTCCTATTACTGCCGTATTGAAAGGGGTTGATTTATTGGGAAAAGCATTAGGAAAAGATTTTGGATTAGAAGAAAAGTTCTTTGGTGGTATAGCTACTTTAGTGTTTGACCCCGAAGAAGTTCAACAGGAAGGAGAGAAAACATTACAAGAGTTAGATAAGCAATTAGGAGACCTCAAGAATCAAAGGGCAGGCTTTCAGTTAAGTATTCAAAATATAGACAAGCAAGCAGCCGATAAGGCATCCGAGGAAAGAAGAAAAGAAGCCGAAAAAGAATTAGAAGAAGAAAAGAAACGCAAAGAAAGGCTAAGAGAACTTAATCAAATAACCGATGAAGCAAATCGGGAAAGGATTAAGAAAAGAAACGAGATTGATAAAGAGATTGATAAAACTTTCCTTAAAGAAAAAGACAAACTTGCTACCGACCAATTAACTTCATTCCAAAAGAAGGTTGACGAGTTAAGGGTAATCAATTTACAAAACCTTCAAAACGATGTAACGCAAGAATTAGAGATTAGAAGATTAGCCATTAGCGAGCAACAAAGAATAAACGAAGAAAACTACAACAAAGGCATTAGCGATAGAAACCAATACCTCGCAAGAAAGAAGGAATTGGATAATGCTGAAATGGCATTAGATGAAGAAGTATATCAAAATAAAATTGCACTTGCTCAAAGTGTAAGCGGTGTTGTTTCTGGATTGACTGATTTAGTTGGTAGAGATACTGCCGCTGGTAAGGCTTTGGCTATTGCTCAGGCAACCATTGATACCTTTACTTCGGCTTCAACTATCTTTAGACAAGCCGCAAAGAGTCCGATAACGATTGCTAACCCTGCATATCCTTACTTGATGGCTGCACCTGCGGTTCTATCGGGTATTGCGAGGGTAAAGCAAATCGCTTCGGTTAAAGTACCCGGAGGTGGCGGTGCTACACAAGCTATCGGGCAACAAGCCGCTGCGCCTATCGCACCTTCTGCGCCATTAGTAAATACAAGAACGCAATTAGATTCAACCACTATTCAAGAAATGGGTAACGCAACAAATAGAGCCTATGTAATTGAAAGTGATGTGACTAATTCACAAGAAAGAATCCGCAGAATCAACAGGGCGGCAAGATTAGGATAAAAAGCTATTTAGTATTATGGAAAAAGAATTACCAATATATCGTTTGGATATTGTCGAAGATTTAGAAAGCAACGTAGAAGTAGATTTCGTTGCCTTAGTAGATAGACCTGCAATTGATAAAGCCTTCTTAGCTTTTCAAGATTCATACTCGGATTATCCTGATGCAGTGAAGAATAACGCACAAAATGCCTTAGATTGGGCAGAAGAAAACGGATGGGGTTCGTGCGGTACACCCGTAGGCAAGCAAAGGGCAAATCAATTAGCCAACGGAGAGCCTATAAGTGTAGAAACAATTAAAAGAATGTATTCGTTCCTTTCAAGACACAAAGAGAATGCCGAAAGTTCGAAAGGCTATGGCGATGGTTGCGGGCAACTGATGTACGATGCTTGGGGTGGTGCAAGTGCTTTGAGTTGGGCAGAATCTAAGTTAAAGCAAATAGAAAGGCAGAGTTTTGCTATCCAAGATGAAGAAGAAAGAATCATTACGGGTGCTTTGATGTTAGCCGACACCCCTATTTACAGAAACGATGGAAACGGAGAATATTATGTGGTATTTACTAAAGACACTATCAAAAAGATTGCTCAAAAGTATTTTAAGAAAGGCTACCAAAACAACGTAAATTTGATGCACGATAGCGGGCAAGTGATGGATGGAGTTACGATGTTTGAGAGTTGGATAGTAGATGAGAAAAGGGGAATCAAGCCAATGAAAGGCTTTGAAGATGTTAAAGAAGGTTCTTGGTTTGGTTCTTTTAAGGTTGAGAATGAAGAAGTTTGGAACATGATTAAAGACGGCAAGGTTAAAGGATTTTCGGTCGAAGGTATCTTTAATTACTCCAAGCCGCAATCAATAGAGGAAAAGATGATGAGTGATATCATAGAAATCTTAAATCAAATAGATTAGGTTTTTCATAGTTTGTTTAGGTTTGAAGGGGGGTGTTTCTACACTCCCCTTTTTCTATGTGGTAACTTACAATCTTTTATACTATTTATGGTTAAATTTTTTATGACTGCACAAGAAGCACTTTTGAAAATCAAAGCAATGTTTGCCGAGGCTCAACCCGAGGTAGTTGCCGCTTCCTTTGCCGAGTATGTTCTCGCAAGCGGAGCCAAAGTAATGATTGACAAACTCGAACTTGGCGGTAAGGTTTCTATCGTAGATGAGGCTGGCAATGAAGTTCCCGCACCTGCTGGAGAGCATACGTTGGCTGATGGCATCGTTATCACTCTTGATGAAAATGCCACTATCGTAGAGATTGAAACTCCCGAAGTTCCTGTTGAAGAACCCGTAAGTGAAGTTGAACTCCTGAAGAAAAAAGTTTCTGAAATGGAAGCACAACTTGCCGATTACGGAAAGAAAAAAGATGAAGCACAAGTAAAGATGGCTGAACAAGCAGACAAGTTCTCTAAAGCAATTCAAGAACTGACTGATGTTGTTATCGAACTTACTAAAACTCCATCTGTACAACCCACCGAACCTAAAGAGGTTTTTAACAAGCACTTTGAAAGCAAGAACGACAAGATTTCACGTTTTCTCAATTTGTACACTAAGAAATAATTTTTCAAACAATTAAAATTTAATAACAATGGCTTTTGATGTTTCAGCATTAGCAAATTATACCAAAGAGAACGAAGCTCTATTGGTAACTTCTTCCGTTCTCGGAAGCAAAACCGCTTCTTTGATTAAATCTCAAGGAAACGTAATGGTAGGTGTAAAATCTGCCGAGACCATCAACATTATGGATACTGACGCGATTTTCCAAAGCGGTGGTACTTGCGGTTTCAATGCCTCAGGTTCTACTACTTTCACTCAACGTACTGTAACTGTTGGTAAGATTAAAGTTAACGAATCTCTTTGCCCTAAAGACCTTGAAGCTAAATATCTTCAGAAGGCTCTGCCCGAAGGAAGTCGTTACGACACAATCGCTTTCGCTGCCGATTATACCGACAAGAAAGCTACTCGTATCGCTTCTCAATTGGAAACTGCTCTGTGGCAAGGTGCTACTGGTTCAGCTAACGTAAACCTTAACAAATTCCAAGGTTTGGTTACCCTGATTGGTACTTCTGCCGTAGAAGCAAACAATGCTACCTATTATGGTGGTACTGCCACTTCTATCACTACTGCCAACGTAGTTGCTATCTTCGATGCTCTTTACAAGGCTATCCCTGCTCAAGTAGTAAGCAAAGATGATATGACTATCTGGTGCGGTCAGGATGTGTTCCGTACTTACACTATCGCATTGAAGAATGCTAACATGTTTAACTATGCCTTCGATGGTAAAGCCGATAGCGAGTTCTTCTTGCCCGGAACACCTATCAAGGTTGTAGCTACTCCCGGATTGAATGGTGTAAACAAGATTTATGCTATCCGTTTGAGCAATATGTTCCTCGGAACCGACCTGCTCAACGAAGAAGAAAGATTCGAACTTTTCTATGCCAAAGAGGCTGACCAAGTTCGTTTCGTAAGCGAGTTCAAGATGGGTGTTAACGTAGCCTTCTTGGATGAGATTGCTTCTTTCATTATCTAATTCAAAGGTGGGTAATCTTTCGGGGTTACCCACTCTTTAATAACTCTTAAAAATAATTAAAATGGCTTGTGCTTTAACACAAGGATACACACTCGATTGTCGCGAAAGTTTAGGCGGTATCAAAGCGGTATGGTTGATTGCTCACGCAAACGTGAGTTCAGTAACCGAGGCTTCTGGTATCGTTTCTGCTATCACGAAGTCAGCGGGTAAGGTATTCTACAAATATGAGTTGGTTAAGAATACAGGTGCTTTGACTGAAACCATTACTTCCTCTGTTGAGAATGGTACTGTGTTTTATGCTCAAGAACTTTCAATCGTTCTTAACAAACTGCAAGCTAACACAAGAAACGAAATCTTGTTGTTGGCAAAAAATACATTGATGGCAGTAGTGCAAGATGCTAACGATAAATATTGGTTGTTAGGTCGCTTTACTGGCTTAGATGTAACAGGCGGTACTGCCGCTACTGGAACGGCTCAAGGCGATAGAAGCGGTTACACTCTTACTTTCTCAGGTGGAGAAAAAGAACTTGCGCCCGAAGTAAATAGCGGGATTATTGCAGGCTTAACCTCATAAGGCTTTCGTAGTTCGTTATAGGTAGGTAGATTAGAGCCATCCCTTTCGGGGTGGCTTTTTCTTTTGGTAAAATGCGAGTGAATTTCTATTTAGTTGTATGATATATCTTAATAAAGGGCAAACGAATACTATTATATTCACACTCAAGGAAAAGCAGACATTAGCTTCTCCTAATTATTTATTTGTATTTACGCATAGGGGTAGCAATATCGTGCGTAGTTTTGTTTTATTACAAGCGGCAAATATCTCGGCT